GCTACAAATCCAATGCAGGGCTCGTCTCAGAAGGCAAGTATTATTTCCAGGGAAGAAGATGAGGAAAACCAAGGCGCCAAAGCTGCCGGTGTGGTTTCCAAAGCACCAGTACCAACAGCATCAGGCGCAGGTGCAGCACCTAACTTCACAACTGTAGGAGATCCAGCTATGGCAGTTAACCAGCCTAATAGCAAGGGTAATGTTACTAAAGAAGAAAATGAAGAACAAACTGAAGCACCTAGCTTGAAGGAACAAATTGTTTCTATCTTCGGCGAAGATGTTTCTGACGACTTTGCTAACAAAGCAACATCTATTTTCGAAGCTGCAGTAGTTGCTCGTGTTAATTCCGAAATGGAAAAAATTGTAGAGCAATTAGAAGAACAAAAAGCTACAGAATTAGCTGAAGCTAAAGAGCAAATGGTAGAAAAGATTGATTCGTTTCTTAATTATGTTGTAGAGCAGTGGATGGTTGAGAATGAATTAGCAATCGAAAGCGGACTTCGTACCGAAATTGCTGAAGATTTCATTGTGGGAATGAAGGCGCTATTTAAAGAGCATTATATTGAAGTTCCTGAAGAGAAGTTTGATGTTATTGGAGACCTTCAAGGTAAAGCCGACTCTCTTGAAACTAAATTAGATGAAGCTGTAGAAAGCAACATTCAATTGAAGAGAGAGTTAGATAGTTTAAAGCGCACTTCTATTTTAGAAAATGCATCTAAAGATTTAGCTGATACTGAAGCTGAGAAGTTAAGCAAATTGCTTGAGGGTGTCGATTTCGAAAATGAGGAATTGTTTGCAGAAAAAGTATCTGTAATCAAAGAAAACTATTTTCCTAAGAACGGCAATAGTGCTCAGGTAAATTCACCTATAACTGAAGATTCAGAGTCCACAGCTGAAACCCTTGTTGAAGATAGCACCGTATCGAGATATGCGAGAGCGCTATCAAGAACAATTAAAAAGAATTAATTCACAGGAGTAAATTAAATGTTTTTATCCGAACAACTTCAAAAGAAATGGCAAGCCATTCTTGAGCATCCTGATCTTCCTGAGATCAAGGATAATTACAAGAGAATTGTCACTTCTGTTCTTTTGGAAAATCAAGAAAGAGCATTACGTGAAGAGCGTATGTCCCTTTTTGAAGGTCCAGCATCAAACAACATTCAGTCAACAGGTGGTATTGACACATACGATCCTATTCTAATCGGATTGGTTCGTCGTTCTATGCCTAACCTAATGGCATATGACATTTGCGGCGTGCAGCCAATGACAGGTCCAACAGGACTTATTTTTGCAATGCGCGCTCATGTTGGTTCAAGTCGTTCTAATACTGATCCAACACTAGAAGCATTGTTTAACGAAGCCAACACTATGGTTTCAGGTGCTAATAGCCCAGCACATGCAGGTACCAATCCAGTTGAATCTCCATATACAACTGCTGGCGGTATGACAACAGCTTATGCTGAGCAGTTAGGCACAACAGGTAACGCAGCATTTAACGATATGTCTTTCAGTATCGACAAGACTACAGTTACTGCCAAGTCACGTGCATTGAAAGCAGAATACACTGTTGAACTTGCTCAAGACTTGAAAGCAATTCATGGTCTTGATGCTGAAGCAGAGTTGTCAAACGTTCGTTTGATCTACACTGTAGCTAAGACAGGTTCTCCTGCAACAGCAACCGCAGGTACATTTGACCTAGACGTTGATTCTAACGGTCGTTGGTCTGTAGAGCGTTTCAAGGGTCTTCTATTTAATATCGAACGCGATGCTAATCACATTGCTCAAGATACTCGTAGAGGAAAGGGTAACATCATTGTTTGCTCAGCAGATGTAGCTTCTGCATTAGCAATGGCTGGTGTTCTTGATTATGCTCCTGCTCTTTCAACAAGCTTGAATGTTGATGACACAGGTAATACATTCGCAGGTGTTCTAAATGGACGCTTCCGTGTTTACATTGATCCATATTCAGCAAACCTAGGCGCAAGCAGCCAGTTCTATGTTGTTGGTTATAAGGGTTCAAGCCCATATGACGCTGGTTTGTTCTATTGCCCATATGTTCCTCTCCAAATGGTTCGTGCTGTTGATCCTAACAGCTTCCAGCCAAAGATTGGCTTTAAGACACGTTATGGTCTTATCGCAAATCCATATGTTGTACAGGCTAATGGTACAGTGGATGCTGATACATTTACAGCAAACCGCAATCAGTACTATCGTCGTACTAAGGTTACAAATCTTATGTAATCTATTGAGCCGACAAAGATCGGACTTAAGGGGGAGTAATCCCCCTTTTTTGTCTTTATAAATAATAGTGAAAGGACAATAGATGGCGTATACTGCAAATATTTCACTATTAACAGGTTCGTTTACTAATAATAGAGTAACAACTTATGATTATCTAAGACCTAACGGTTTTAGATTTACCATTAAAGAATTACCCTATGTTGCTTATACTTGCCAATCGGCAAATTTGCCGGCATTACAGATTGGCAATGCGTTACAACCCTCTCCCTTTCTTGACATTCCTATAATTGGTGATAAAATAAATTTTGGTGATTTCACCATACGTTTTATTATTCAAGAGGACATGTCTAATTATCTAGAATTATTTGGTTGGTTGGTTGCTTTGGGGTTTCCAAAAGAACATAAGCAATTTACATCATTTGTCCAAAAACGAGAAAATCGTTTTCCATATTCTCAAGGTGGACGAAGAACGGATGCTTTGGCATACTCAGATGCTACTTTAACTATTTTAGACTCGACAAACAATCCTAAAACTGATATTATATTCTATGATTTGTTCCCAGTTTCATTAGAAGCATTGGATTTTGATGTGACCACAAACGACGTACCGTACTTTATAGGTATCGCATCATTCAAATATAAGTATTTTGATATTAAACCTTTATAAATTTTTGAGGTAATTATGGCAGAAAATATTGAACCTACTGCTGAGAATTTACAGCCTGTAGTTGCGGATGACCAAGGAAAAATTTCAATTAGTATTGATGAGCTAAGAAATAATAAGTTCTTTATTGCTACACCTTGTTATGGGGGAGCATTAACTGAACCATATTTTCGATCTGTTATTAAGATGATGACCTTTTTTAATCAGCATAGAATTCCACTTGCATTTGGTACTATTGCAAATGAGTCATTAGTAACAAGAGCAAGAAACGTTTTATTGGCATATTTCTTAGCATCCGATTATACGCATCTAATGTTTATCGATGCAGATATTGAATTTAATGTTGATGACATGCTTAAGTTATATGCTCATAATAGAGACGTGTGTGTGGGCGCCTATCCTAAGAAAGGTGTAAATTGGGATCGTATTAAAGACACAATTATCAATGATCCAGAAAAGGTCAAAGACGGTGGCGCTATTTCTGCTATGGGTGCTGACTATGCAGTAAACTTTAAGTTTATTAATAAAGACGATCGTTCTATTGCTGTGGATCGAGGAGTTGTAAAGTTGCATGATGCTGGTACTGGGTTTATGATGATTAAACGCCAAGCTATTCTTAAGATGATTAAAGCATACCCAGAACTTAAGTATAATAATGATGTACAATTAAATGCGGATTTGTCCGATCATTTTTATGCGTTATTTGATACTATGATTGATCCAGTGGATCGTAGATATCTTTCCGAGGATTATACCTTTTGCCGTAGATGGCAAGATATAGGTGGCGATATTTGGCTTGATCCTACAATTTCTCTTAACCATTATGGTTCATTCTGTTTTGCAGGTAATCCATCACTAATTATTCAATATCAAAAATAAATTATGAAATTGTCCGAACTACAGGAAATGTGGGCCGAGGACTGTAAAATTGATGAAACAAATCTTGGCAAGGAGTCGGCCCGTGTACCAACACTCCATGCCAAGTATTTAAATTTTCTTTCTTCCACAAGATTAAATTTGAGAAAAGCAGAATCAGATTATTTTAATTGTAGAAGAAAGAAATATAGATACTATCGAGGTGAAATGACTCGACAAGAATTAGAAGATGAAGGTTGGTCCCAATGGCAAGGGACCAAACCATTAAAGAACGAAATAGATGAGTTTCTTCAGGGAGATGCTGATTTAATTACACTGCAGGATAAGGTTGAGTATTTTAAAACAGTATTATATCAATTAGAACAAATTATACGTTCTATCAATTCTCGAACATGGGACATTAAGTCCAGTATAGAGTGGACAAAATTTACTAATGGT